GCGAGCGGTTGGCGACGTCGCTGCTGCTGCAGGCTGCGGCTGCGGCCTATACCGACGAGGTCAAGGACAAGAAGAATGTCGACAGCTTCATGACCATGGCTGGCGCCAGCTACGAGGTCGAGCAGGCGTTTCGCGGGAAGCGTCAGCCATGAGGACGCGCATCGAGCATATCGATGCCATGGTGCTGGAGATCGACCGGCGGATGGAAGCGCTGAAGCAGAGGCGGCGCGACCTGCGCGGCGAGCGTCGCGATCTCGTGGCGCTCGCCAAGCTGCCGAAGGGAAAACGCCGCGCCTTCAAGGAGGCGATGAAGGCGCACTGGACCAAGGAGCGGCGCCGACAGGGCGAGCTGGAGGCGAGAGACACTGTCGATGCCAAGATCGCCCGCAAGGCGATGCTGGCCTCGATTGGGACGTGGCAGGACCACCTTCGCAGCCTGCGCCACCGGGCTGTAGATGAATGCGCGAGGCACGATTGGCCGGTCAGCGAAATCCGCTGGCAACGGAATTATTGGTATGGCGGCATCGGCTATGTCCGCGTCGAGCCCTATGTGCCGCCGCAGCCGTCGCCGGAGGAGCTGGCCGAGATCAAGCGGAAGAAAAACCAGAGGCGACTGATGGAGCTGCGCCACAATCGCGACGCCAAAGAGGCGCTGGAGATGTACCACAAGCGTTTCGGAGCGGCCGAATGAGGCTCTGTCGAGAAACCTGACACGAACCTGAACCAATCGCTGATTGGTGCGCCGCAAAAATATCACAATTTGTTAAATTAGCGGAATTTTGGGTTTAAAATACTAAGCCTTTATGATTAGGTTTACTGAATAGGTTGAAAAAAGGACTCAGTGGTGGGGCCACTGGACCGAACCAATGTATTGATTGGTTCGTAGGGAGGGGATGCGATGACCGCAAAGACATCCGCAAAACTGGCGCGGGCGCTCACTAGCGTCGGACTGTCCGGATTGGCGTGGCGTGCCAGACGAGACGAGTTCCACGACTATCTGAGCAACGACCACACGTCCTCGCTGAGCTTGAACACATCGCTCTGTGACGCCCGTGACACCTGTCCCGATAGCGCTCTCAGGCAGCGTATCGAGCGGCTCAGGCAGCGTTTCCTCGACGGTAAATACGACGCTTCGAAAGAGGAGCGCGACGAGTGGGCCGCATCACCGGGGAGGATGAAGCAACGCACCACCTTTGGCTGCATTCAGGCGCTTGAAGTGGCAGGCGGCGCTGTCGCCCTAGCATCGAAGATTGGCATCTCGCCGACGACAGTGTCGCTTTGGACGGCCGTGCCGAAATCCAAAATGGCAGCGGTGTCCAAAGCGACCGGCATCCCGGTCGATGAACTGCGGCTCGTAAACGCGCCGGACCGCATGCCGCGCCGCAGGGGCCACCAGCAATACGGCTATACCGAGAGACAAGCGATGAAGGGCCCTGCGGGCAGGAAACCTTCAGCGAACTGATCAGAGGAATTGAAGATGATCCCGATGAGCATCAACTTTCTGGAAGACGACGAACTTTGGTTTAAGGGCGAGGAATTCCATCCCGACGCCAAGATTGAACTGGCCGTGTCGCCGCACGGGACGGCGAGCGGCAAGCCGACCGTGCTGATGAGGATCACGGCCGAGGGCAAAAGCTTCGTGGTGCCGACGACGGCGCGGCTGTTCTGCACCATGGCGAAGATGATCGAGGCCCGATACCCCGACCTGTTCGAGGGGGATTAGCCATGCTGCGCGAGCTGATCGACCTGCCGCCAGAAATGGCGCGCCTGCCTCGTGACCACAGAGGCTATCCGGTGCCGGAATTCGTCGCGTGGTTCGACGGCCTGCCGGACTTTCGCGTCCTCAAACCCGGCTACCGAGAAACCTGCTACAGGCAAAACCGCTGCTGGCTCTGCGGCGGTCAAATGGGCAAGCGCAAGTGGTTCGTCATCGGGCCGATGTGCTCGATCACCCGCACCACCATGGAGCCGCCCAGTCACCGGCTCTGCGCCGAGTTCGCGGTGAAAAATTGTCCGTTTTTGACCAAGCCGATGGCCAAGCGCAACGAGCGCGATCTGCCGGAAGAAAGCCACGTCGACGGCACGATGATCGACCGCAATCCCGGCGTCTCGATGATCTGGGAGACACTCAGCTATGAACCGTTCGAGGTCGACAATGGCTGGCTGATCACGGTCGGCGATCCGACCGACGTCACGGCGTGGCGCGAAGGCCGAAAGGCCAGCCGTGAGGAGCTGCTGGACAGCGTGATTTCCGGCCTGCCGATCCTGATGGCCGAAGCGAAGAAGCAGGGCGATCAGGCGGAACGCGAATTTCTCAGGACACTCAGGCTGTGGGGCAAGAAGGTACTCGAACGCTGGTTTCCAGAACAAAGGAAAGCATCATGACCAAGACCGAGAAAGACGAGGTCTTAGCACACCTCGACCTGCCGATTGGCGGCGACCCCTCAGTTTGCATCAAGGCGCTCGTGAAGATCGCCGATGCGATGATGAACGCGCTCGACAAGGACCGGGCGCAGGGAGCGCTGTGCTTGGCGTCGGCCGCCGCCTTCATCATCGATGACCAGTGCGCCCAATGGTCGGCGCAGGAAGGTCAACCGCAAGATCATCCCGCCACCATGGAAGCCTACCTCGCCAATACCATGGCGGCATGGAACGGCTTTGCGGTGATGTTTAAGGGCGCCGATCCGACCGGGTTATTAGACGACGACGAGGCCGTACGGCCGAAGGGGGAAACACTGCAATGAGCATGAAATTCTACATCCTCGACGACGACCACCAGATGGTCGAGGTGCCGATGATGGAATGGGCCGAATGGTTTGAAGCGGGGAAACACTACATTGCCGCCGACAAGGGCAAAGGCTGGTGGATGTCCTCGATCTTCCTTGGCTTCGACCACACGCCTTTGGCAGGCGGTTTGCTCTACGAGACGATGATCGTGCAGGGCATGTATGATGAAGACCGCGATTTCTTCCGCTTCACGACCTATGACGAGTGCATCGGGTTTCACCGGATGTGGGTCAACGAACTCCGCGGAATAGACCACGAATAGACCGAGCGCAATTTCACTGATCAACACCCTAGGAGGAGCATGACATGACAGCAGAACTGGCGACATTTGAGGCACCGCGCCGCAGCCGCATTAGTGGCAACCGCCCGGAGGTGATCGATGGGCGGATGGAGTTCACGTTCGCGAACATTAACGAGTTGTGTGCCTTCGTCGCGAAGGAGATCGCCTTTTCGAAGATGAAATACTCGAAATTTGCCAAGAAAGCCGACATCTGTCACGGCACGGTCTCGCGAATGGCGAACGGCACAACGCAACATCCCCGCGCCGAGACGGTGTTCGCGATGCTGCGCGTGCTCGGCTACGAAGTGGTCGTGCGCTCATGACCAAATCGACCTATCTCGACCAGATCGAATTTAAGATCGCCGCCCACCAGCAGACCATCGACGCTCTGCTTGGTGAAATCCAAAAACTTAAAAACGCAGCGGAAGTGATTGCCCAGTTGCGCGGCAACGATGGCGGCGGCCCAGTCACGCTCGATGTCACGCCGGAGAAAAAGACATCCGGCCCGATCACCATCCGTAGGTTAGGCGGGCCAGTGAAACGGGATGTGGTCAAATTCGGCAAGAAGCAAGGGCAAGAGCTGCGCCAGCGCATCCTTGACTGCCTCACCGACAGCGAGCCGATGACGACCAACGAAATCCGCGCGCAGCTTGACCTCACGGATGAGAGCCACAACAAACCCATATGGAACACGCTCTACTACATGTCGAAGGTTTTGAAGGTGCTCGATCACGTCGAAGGCCGTCGTTACCGGAAAGCCACCAATGCCGGATAAAACTCTGTCGATCTGGACGGTCTACGACCACCCTAGCGACTATCCAGACGGTTTCATCGCCCGGCGCTGGGCGATTGTGGACGGCCGCGAAATCATGACCGACGATACCATCGAGGCCGACGATCTTGAGACGCTTCGGCGACATTTCGAAGAGCGCACGCTCTGTTGCCTTCCCCGCGAGCCGGACGACGACCCGGTCATCGTTGAATGCTGGATTTAACCTTTTGGCTATGACCTCCATTCATAGCCAAAAGCAGGGGATAGGAGGCATCCGACAAGCTGGCTTGCACCGCCAGTTTCCCCTGCACCCTTTTAGCTATGACCTGCCATCATAGCTAAATCGGTGAGCTATGCCGCATGTACGCATAGCTCATCACGCGGGTCGGGGAACCTAAGCGCCCCCACAACGCCTACCCCGGCCCGTATTGACGTCGTCCCTGCGCATCACTTAGATGCAATAGGCCATGGGAAATGGCCGCGTCCTCCACAAATTTGTCCCCCAACCGGCGCAGGTGCCTTACATCACCTCACCGGCCGACATCACCGTGTTCGGCGGCGCCCGAGGCGGTGGCAAGACCTTCGGATCGCTCGGAGACTGGTGGCTGCACGCAGAAGCGTACGGCATCCATGCCCGTGGGCTGATGCTCAGAAAGCAGCGCGCCGACCTTAAGGACACCATTGCCATTGCCGCCGAACTGTTCGGCAACGCCGCCAAGTGGATTTCCGGCGATGCCTATTTCCAGTTCGGCAACGGCGCCCGGCTGTACATGGCCTACCTCGAAAACGAGAGGGACGCGCAGGGCTATCAGGGCTGGTCGCTGACCCGCGTCTACCTCGAGGAGATCACCCAGTTCCTGTCGCTGGAGCCGATGCTGCGGCTTTTGGCGACGCTGCGGTCGCCTGCCGGTGTGCGGGCGCAGATGAAATGCACTTGCAATCCGGGTGGTCCGTCGCATTTCGCCGTCAAAAGCATGTTCATCGACAATGGCGAGAACGTCATCGTCAAAGACCCGGAAAGCGGTCTGACCCGCGTCTTCATTCCAAGCCGTGTCTCCGACAACGCGGCGCTGCTCAGAAATGACCCCGGCTACATCAACCGCCTGAAGGGCGTCGGCTCGCCGCAGCTGGTCAGAGCATGGCTTGAAGGCGACTGGGATGTGGTCGAAGGCGCTTTCTTCCCCGAATACGACCGCGCCCGCCACGTCCTCGACCCGTTCCCGATCCCCGGCCACTGGATCAGGTTCCGCTCGATGGACTGGGGCTCGGCCAAGCCGTTTTCGGTCGGCTGGTGGACGGTCGTGCAGGACACGTTCGAGCATGAGGGTCGCGTCATCCCACGCGGCGCCATCATCCGGTACCGCGAATGGTATGGCGCCGAGCCCGGTTTCGGCAACAAGGGTTTGCACATGACCGCCGAGGAGGTCGCCAAGGGCATCGTCAGCAGAGAGACCTCGGAGAGCGGCAGGCGCGAATTTGTCGCCTATGGCGTGCTTGACCCCGCCGCCTTTGCCGTCGTCTCCGGTCCCTCCATCGCCGAAACCATGCTGAGGGCCAAGGTGCCGTTCCGCCGCGCCGACAATATCCGCGTCTCCCGCGACCGGCGCATGGGTGGCTGGGACCAGCTCCGCACCCGGCTGAAGGGCAACGACGACGGCGATCCGATGATCTTCATCTTCCGCCATTGCCGCGACCTGACCCGCACCCTGCCGATGATGGTGCACGACCCGGTCAACCCGGAAGACCTCGACACCGATGGCGAGGACCACGCCGTCGATGAGACCCGCTACGCCTGCATGAGCCGTCCGTTCCTCGCCCGCAACGAGACGCGCGGCGACCGCAACCCGTTTCTTGTCGCCAATGCATTTCACCTGAACGATCTGGAATAGACCGATGCCGCAACAAGATCCCGCCATCACCAGACCGAACACCGCAGCCGTCCCACCGGCCGAGAGCGGCAAACCCGACGTGCAGCAGAATGGCGCGCTTGCCAATAGCACCCAACAAACCGACGACTACGGCATCGATGCCGGTTACTGGCTGCGCTGCCTCGATGACGCCGAGCGCGCCGAAAGCGACTGGCGCAAGCGCGGTCGAGAGATCCTCCAGATCTATCGCAACGAGAGCTCGAACCAGACTTTCAAGAATAGTCAGCCAGCAGCAAGATCAAAGGGAAAAGGCGGCAAAATAACCTTCAATATATTGTTCGCCAATACTGAAACGATGCTTCCGGCGATCTACACCAAGCCGCCGGAACCTGTCGTCCGTGCTCGTTTTTCCAAACCCAGCCCGCCACCACCTCCTCCAATGCCGCAGATGGGCCTACCGCCATCGGGACCGTTGCCATCGGCGGGACCGTTGCCGGGCGGCGGTGGGGATGTTCCCGTCCCGCCGCCGCCTGCGCCTATGCCTGGCCCGGCGTCGCCGGGCCAGCGCGACATCGACACCGCCGCCTCCGTGATGGAAAAGGCGCTGGAAATCGTCGTCGAGGACGAGCTGAGCCACGAAAGCGTCAAGGCGGCGATCAAGGACGTGCTGTTGCCCGGTCGCGGCTGTGTTCGGGTGCGCTGGATACCCCACATGGAACAGCGGCCGGTGATGGCTGGCGACGGTATGACGCCCCTGCCCGATCCGATGGCCGCCCGTGGCATCGGCGACAATGGCGGGCCGCCGATGGAGGAGGTCAAGGTCTGGGAACAGGTCAACGACGAGTACGTGTATTGGGAAGACCTGCTGCTCGATCCGGTGCGCGCCCCCGGCGACACCGACTGGATCGCCTTCCGGCATCTGTTCACGTCGAAGGCGGCAATTGCGGAGTTTCAGGGCTCGTCGGATAAATTCGATGCGCTGATCGCCGCCAAGAAGGTCGAGAGCGAACTGTGCCTGTGGACCGAGGAGAGTGCCGCCAAGAACCTTGTCGGCGGCGGTGCACCGATGCGGACGGCGACCAAGCTCGGCGACGTCATCAAGAAGATGATGGCATGGGAAATCTGGGACCGGCAGAACAAGCGCATCATCTGGTTTGTCCGCGAGCTGGGCGGCATGGTGCTGCGCGTCGATGAGGACACCTACGGCCTCGACGGCTTCTATCCGATCCCGCGCCCGATGTTGGCGGTGACCACCACCGACACGCAAATCCCGCGCGCCTTCTATGACCTCTATTCGGATCTCGCCTCCGATCTCGATGAGACGTCGCGGCGTATTTCCAACCTGACCAAGCAGGTCAAGGTCCGTGGCGCCTACAATTCCGCCTCCAACGACATCGCCAACCTTCTCGCCGCCGACGACCAGAAGATGATCCCGGTCGATGGCGTCGACATGGTCAATGGCGGGCTGCAAAACCACATCTGGATGATGCCGATCATCGATTTCGTCAACGCGCTCAAGGAGCTGTACGTCGCCCGCGAGGAGATCAAGCAGGCGATCTACGAAATCATGGGCATCTCCGACATCATGCGCGGCGCCACCAAGGCTTCGGAGACCGCCACCGCCCAGCGCATCAAGGGCTCGATGGGCATGGTGCGGCTCTCCGACCAGAAGCAGCAGGCGGGCAATTTCGTGACCGACCTGCTGCGGATGAAGGCCGAGCTGATCGCCAAGAATTTCGACGCCGCGACGCTATCGGCGATGACCGGCGAGGACGTCACCCCGGAGGTGATGGCCATCCTGCGCTCCGATTTCCTGCGCACCTGCTCGGTCGACATCGAGAGCGACTCGACCGTCGTCGCCGACATGCAGGAGGAACAGCAGTCGATGCAGTTGATGATGCAGTCCATCGGCGGCGTCATGCAGGCGGTCACCCAGATGGCGATGTCGGGCATCTTCCCGGCAAAAGACGCGGCGCTGCTCGGCATCGAGATGCTGAAGATGTTCTTCCATTCGGTGCGCCATTCGCGCGGCGTCATCGAGCTATTGAACACCTTCCAAGACAGATTGCAGCAGCAGGCGGCTCTGCCGCCGCCGCCGCCGCAAGGACCACCGGGCGCCCCTCCAGACCACCCCGGTGGTCCACCTCCCTCGACCAACGGCGCCAACCCGCCGCCGCCGCACCAGCCGCCGGTCGGCGGCGGTCACATGCCTCCACCGGCACCCGGCGTGCCACCCGTACCCCTGCAATAGGAGACCATCATGACGAAAGCACCCATCATCCCCGAAGAGCCCGCCCCATCCGAGGGCAATCCGGCGACCACCGGCCTGCCACCCGAGGCCTATCAGACCGAGCAGTTCAAATCGCCACCGGACCCGGTCGAGCCGCCGGTCGAGCCCAGCAAGGCCGTGCCGGTCGATACCGCACCCAACCAGCCCTATCCGGTCGACGGAGCACCGCCGCCTGAAGGAGGCGAAAAATGACCCAGCGCTACCCCGTGCCGCCGCCGCCCGGCAGCTACACGCCCGCCAATGTGCCGGTGATCAGCTATTTCGGCGGCGACATCGGTGACGACGTCGCGGTCTCGACCGCCAACGCCACCAACGACTACATGCCGCGCCACCAGACCGACAAGGCGGCGACGCTCGGCGTGCCAATGGTCACCGATGTCGGCCGTGCCCGTGGCGTGCTGGAGCCGGACGATCCCTATCCGAAGGCGGGCGATACGCCGTTGGCGGCACCGGTCATCACCTCGATGTCGCCAAACACCGCCGCCAGCGGCACCGGGCCGGACATGATCGTCACCATCACCGGCACCGGCTTTACCGCTTGGTCGACGGTCACGAGCGGCAATTTCCCGATCCCGTGCTTCTACGTCTCACCGACCACGCTGGAGATCCTCCAGAAGCCGAAGGCGTCAGTGGCGGGCACCGTGCAGGTGGTGGTCACCGACCACGGCGTCGCCAGCGCGCCCTCCGATTTCATCTTTACGTGAGGGCGCCATGGGACCGAGAGACGCAGTTCAGCAGTATGCCGTGCCGGTCAATTCCGAGACCGGCATCCCGCTGTCCGAAATGCAGGTCAAGCGGCTCACCGCCATCAAGGAGGCGGTCGAGCCGCTCTACGAGGCGATGCACGCCGCCGATGGCTCGACGCCGCCCGGCGAGCATCAGGATCACAGCTGGACCGGTCGGCGCATGGCGATTGCCGCCACCCACCTCGAGACCGCGCTGATGTACGCGAGGAAGGCGGCGCTCGAGTGACCGTCTACGTCAGGAGAAACGGCAAGCTGGTCAACAAGGCGTCCTTACAAAAACCGCCCACGGATATGCGCGAAAATATGTTTCCGACGCCGATGATCAGCCGTTTCGAAAGCTTTGAAAGCCCGGTGACCGGCAAGGACGTCACCAGCTGGCGACAACGCGACCAAGAGATGCGCGAGCACGACTGCTACGACCCGCGCGACCTTAGTCCCGACCATGTCTACCGACGCGGTCGAGATGTGCAATTGAAGGAATTAGAGGAGGTTAGGGCAAATGACACCGGACGAACCGACGACGCCGACGCCTGATGGCGTGGCAGAAGAACCGCCCCGCTCGCTGCGCGAAATCGCCGAAGCAGCGTGGACCGAGGTCGAGGCCGAGGGCAGCGATGACGACGACGAAATCCCAGCGGCTGGACAAGACGGCCGCAGACGCGATAATTTAGGACGATTCGCACCGGCACCCGCCGATGCGACAGGTGAGCAGTCCTCCCCGGACCCAGCCCTGACAGCAGACCCCGCGTCACCGACGCCGCAGCAAACCGTCCAGCCGCAAGGCAACGCGCCGCCGCAGCATTGGTCAGCCGAGGACAAGGCGACGTTCGCCAAATTGCCACAAGAGGGGCAGCAGTTTCTCCTCAAGCGGCATGCAGCGATGGAAGCCGACTACACGGCGAAGACGCAGGCCGCAGCGACAGCAGTCCAATTTGCGCAGGCGCTTGCACCTGTGTTCGAAGATCCAGTCATCAGGGCCTCGCTCGCCAATGTCGAGGGCCGCCCATTGCACCCGGTGAATGCCATCGAGCAATGGGCCGCTTTCCACAAGCGGGCGATGAGCCCCGATCCGAACCAACGGATCGGACTGATCCAAGAACTGATGCAGCGCCTGCAACTGGACCCAGCGGCAGTATTCGGCCAAGGCAACCAGCCGGTCCCCGGCCTGTCCGAACAGGACATGGCTGATCCGGCTATCCGTTACTTCGCTGACCACGTCACCAAAACGGCAGCAGAAGTCCAGAGCCTTCGCGGGCAGTTACAGGATTTCCATCGCCAGCAGGACGAACGCACGTCGCAGGAAACACTCAGGGTCACCCGATGGGGTATCGATCAATTTGCAGACGAGAAGGATGCGCAGGGCCAGCCGGTCCATCCGCATTTCGACGCCGTGCTGCCGCAGATGATCGAGCTGTATCAGGCCAACCCGCAGCGCGGCCTGAAAGAAGCGTACGACACCGCTGTGTGGATGCATCCCGAACTGCGTTCCACGCTGATCCAGCAGGAACGCCAATCCGTCGAGCAACGGCAGTCGAACGCCCGCGCGGCAGCGGCGGCACGGTCAAACGTGCGTGGCCGAACCTCGCCGGTAGCGAAGCCGGACGCAGGCGATGGAGAGCCGAAGGGGCTACGGGCGATAGTCGCCGCAGCAGCAGACGAGGTCGGCCTATAGGGGTGCGCCCCATAGGAGCCGAAAATGCCTTCTCCAACCGTCTCGCAATTGGTCGCGACGACGATCAACAACTACCATAAGGAGTTTGCCGACAACGTCGCCAACTCCAACGCCGTGACCGCCCTTCTCAGGATGGGCGACCGCATCCGCACCGTCGATGGCGGTAAACAGATCTCGTGCCCGCTGACCTACGCCGAGGAAACCTTCGCGTGGTACACCGGCACCGATCTGCTGTCCCGCGCGCTGAAGGAAACCATTTCCGAGGCCGACTTTGCCCCGGCCAACGCCGTCGCCAGCGTGACCCTCTCCGGTCCCGATCTGGCGATGAACCGTGGCAAGGAGCGGATGCTCAATCTGCTCGAAGGCAAGATGACCAATGCCGAAACCACCATGGCGAACAACATCACCAAGGCGGTCTATTCGGATGGCACCTTGGCCAAGTCGTTCGCCGGTCTGAAGGCCTTCGTCACCGACAACGGCACCGGCATCGTCGGCGGCATCGACAGCTCGACATGGACCTTCTGGAAGAACCAGTTCCAGAGCATTGCCCGCGCCACCGGCCTGCAGTATCCGGCCCTCAAAGCCGGGATGAACGCCCTGTGGATGAAGCTGATCCGTGGCACGGAAAAGCCGGATCTGGTGCTTGCCGACGCCGAGGTCTATTCGACCTACGAGAGCGGTTTGCAGGAAAACCAGCGCTACGCCGATGCCAAGCTCGGGTCGCTCGGCTTCGAAACCCTCAAGTATAAAACCGCTGCCATGGTCTTCGACGGCGCCGCAACCGGCCTCGTCGGCGGCTACATGATCAACACGAAGTATATGAAGCTCGAGATGTACTCGGGCCGCAACTTCGAAGCCCTCGATCTACCTGATCAGACGCCAGACATGGATGCCGTTACTCGCCATATCGCCTTCATGGGCGCGATAACGCTGTCCAACCGCGCCATGCAGGGCCGCATCCTGTTGACTGGAACGTGAGCGGTCCAGTCCACAAGGGCGGCCGGTGGAGCCTAACCCGACCGGCCGCCCACCCTCGTTAGGCAAAGGAAAAGAGAGCATGAACGATACTCCGACACTGGTGAAATTCCACATGGGCTGGGTCGAGAACGGCATCGGCAAGGACGGCCTGCCGCTTTACAAAGACCAGTTGATGATCGTGCTGAACCGGCCGCCGCTGCTCAGACTGGAGCGCGCCGCCGACGAAAACGACGTCGTCGCCTATCCGCAACCCTATGCGATGTTCGAGAAAGAGCAGACGGCGCGCAAGACCACCACCGCCGAGGGCTATCCGTTGGCGATGTGGCCAGCCTGCGGCGAGGCCGAATTTCGAATGTTGGCCGACCGCGACATTGTGACCGTCGAACAGCTCGCCAAGCTGGCGGCGCGCGGGGCCAAGAGCGAAGGCATGCCCGCCGAGATCAAGGAGCTGGCCGAGCGGGCGGCAAAACTGATCGCCATGCAAGGCGAGGTCGGCAAATTCGAGCAGATCATCCGCGACAAGGACGGCCAGATCGAAGCGCTGCGCGAGCAGGTCGATGAGGCCGTGAAGACCATTGCGTCGCAGAAAACGCTGATCGACCGCCTCAGAATTTCGACGGCGGTGTGACATGGCGATGCTCTATTCCATCAATCAGATCGTCTCGGATGCCCAGATGGAATTGGGCATCGCCCAAAAGCCGGTCTCGACCGTCGTCACCTCGTTGGACGAGGACGTGGTGCAGATGCTGTCGCTGATGTCGGCGGTGGCCGACGACGTGCTGCTCGAGGAGCCCTACAAGATCACGCTCGGCGACGGCGTCTGGGTTTCCGACACCGATGGCAATCCGAAACAGCGCCCGACCACCGACACCGACCTGATCCTGTTCGACGGCAGGCTGGCAATCGACGGGTTGAAATACCGCTTCCTGAAGGCGAAGGGCATGGAGTTCGGCGAGGAGATGCGCGATTACGTCGCCCGCCAGAACAAGCTCGCCGGTCGTTCCAATGCCCGTGTCCTCGATCTCGATGTCGATGAAGGGAGGCAGATCTGATGCGGATGATGCCCTCCAGATATGCGTCCAAGGCGCAGCCGGTGAAGGTCAAGCAAGGCAACACTGCCGCTGTCGCCCACGTCACCGCACCGTTGAAGGGCTTGAGCCTATCGTCAGCCCTGACGACTGGCGACCCGCTGAAGGCCAGCATCCTCGAAAACTGGGTGCTGGACGAGGACAAGATCCGCTGCCGCCCCGGCCGTAGCCGTGTCTTCACCCACCCCGACGCCAAGCCGGTCGAGGCGCTGGTGCCGTTCTATGGCACTCCGACCCCCAACATGGCGCTCGCCACCAACGGCAAGCTGACGACCTTCAGCGGCATCACCCTGCATTCCGGCTACCTGTCGAATGACTGGGCGTGGATGTCGTTCGCGAATTTGGGCACCAAGACCTACACGCTGATGGTCAATGGCGCCGATGGTGTCTGGTCGTGGGACGGCACCAACCTCGCCGCCGGGCTGGTCAAGGAAACGGTGACGGCCCCGGCGACGGCCACATGGATCAACCCGAATAAGTTTTCAATCATCATGCTGCACCAGAACCACGTCTGGTTTGCCGACGACGTCAATCTGGCGGTCTACTACCTGCCGCTCCAGACCAAATCGGGCGAGGTCAAGCAACTGCCGCTGTCAGCGCTGTTCAAGCGCGGCGGCTCGATCAGGGCAATCTATTCGTGGACGGTCGATGGCGGCGCTGGCATCAACGACCAGTTGGTGATTTTCAGCTCGAATGGCGAGTGCGCCATCTATCAGGGCACCGATCCCGACACCAACTTCCAGCTTCGCGGCGTCTTCCGCTTCGACAGCCCGATGTCGAAAAACTGTGTCGCCCAGTATGGCGGCGAGCTGTACGTGCTGATCTCCACCGGGCTGGTGCCGATGTCCGTGATGATGAAGGCCGAGACCGAGCAGCTGGGGCAGACCGACAAGGACGTCTATTCGGCCTTCATGGACGCCTCGCGGCGCTTCCGGTCGCAGCCCGGATGGCAGTTGCTGCTCGACCCGTCGACATCGCGGATGATCTGCAACATGCCGCAGGGCGGCAGCAACCACTACGGCCAGATGGTGCGCTCGATGCCGAACAGCTACTGGACGACGTGGTCGGCGATCCCGTCGCGGTCATGGTGCTGGTTGGACAACACCCTCTATCTCGGCGACGATCTCGGCCGTCTCTACGCCACGGATCGCTCATTCCTCAGTGACGACGGCGCCGCGATCCGCGTTGACGTGCAGTTCGCGTGGTCGAATTTCAAGAGCCCGGCCATCAAGCATTTCAAGATGCTGAAGCCCTACATCATCACCGATGGCCAGCCGAAGCCGATGATCGACATGCAGGTCGACTACCAGACCACGCCTCCGCAAAACCAGCCCGACCTCACCTTTTCGACCTCTGGTGCCGAGTGGGACACCGCAAGCTGGGACACGTCCGACTGGGCACCGCCATCGACGATGATCGGCAAATGGTCCGGTGTCGGCCGTATGGGCAACGTCGGCGCGGTTAGGATACAGGCGCTGATATCGGGCTGCGAGTTCGCGATTTCCGGGGCCGACGTTCTCTATGAGACCGGCAGTGTGATGGGATGAGATACACCAACAGAGTTTCCCACGAACCGGACATGATGCGCTTCCTGTTTGAACGCACCGGCCTCGACCTGCGCGGCCAGAACCTCGATGGCCCGAACTGGTTTTGCGTAACCGTGCGCGACCGGGTGACCGACGAGGTGGTGGCGGCGCTCGCCTGCGAGTTCAAGACGTGGTTCGACGTCCACTTCTCGGCCGCCATAGACCAGCCGGACGCGATCACAAGGCCGCTGCTCTACGGCATCTTTTCGGCGCTGTTCGCCAAGGCCCGGCGCATCACCGCGCTGGTCGAGCCGAGCGACAGCCGCACCGAAAGCATCGTGACAAGGCTCGGCTTTGTCTACGAGGGCTTTTCGCGCCTCGGCTTCGACGGTGATCGCGACGCACTGATCTACGGCATGTTGCCGCAGGACTGCAATTTTCTGCCGGGCGTTAGAGCCGCTCGTTCCTTGAACGGAGATGACCCAGATGGTCAGCCAGCCAAAACCGCCCAATCCCTACGACACAGCCTCAGCGCAACAGCAGGCGAACGTGGGATCGGCAGCGGCCAGCGCTATCATTAACAATGCCAACGAGAAGAACCCGTATGGCAGCGTGACCTATAACCAGATCGGCACTGGCACCGTCACGGATGCCAACGGCAAGCCCATGACCGTGCCGCGCTACGAGCGCGACGTGCAGCTCTCCCCCGATCAGCAGAACCTGCTCAATCTACAGAACCAGATGCAGAGCAATCTCGGCCAGCTCGGCGTGTCGCAATCGTCGCGGCTGCAGGGACTGCTCGGCACCAATCTCGACACGTCTGGCGTCGAGGACTGGAACCGGGGCGTAGCGCCGACCGCCTATGACCCGAACGCCTACGCGGCGCAGCGCGATGCCACCAGCAAGGCGCTGCTCGACCGATACCACGCCACAGCGGACCCGCAACGTCAGGCACAGGAAGCACAACTCGCGGCGCGCGGCCTGTCGCCGGGGTCGGATAACTGGGGCTCGGTGCAGGACGTTCAGAACCGCTCCGACGTCGATGCCGCCAACCAAGCCTTCTTGGCCGGTGGTCAGGAACAGTCGCGGATGCTGTCGGATGAGCGGGCCGGAAACCAGCAGCAGATGGATTATGCCAGCTTCCTGAACAATCTGCGCGGCGCTCAGATGGGTGAAAAGCAGACGGTCAGGAACGCACCGATCAACGAGATTTCCGCCCTGATGTCGGGCTCTCAGGTCTCGGTGCCGCAGTTCCAGCCGTTCAGTCGTCAAGGCGTCGATAGCACGCCTATCGGCCAGTATATCAATCAGGACTACGTCAACAGAGCGCAGCAGGCGTCGAACACCAACGCCGGGATTTTCGGCCTTGGTACCAGCCTACTGACGGCGCCGATGACCGGTGGCTCGTCGGTGTTCGGCAACATGATCGGCATGCTTTGAGGAGATGATGATGCCTATTCCAAATCTACAGGGCGGCGGTTTGAAAAAGCCGACAGCGCAGGAGATGGCGGGCGGAATTCCGCAGAACGCACCAATGCCGCCACCGATGCCGCCCGGCCCACCTCCGGGTGGCCCGCCGATGGGTGGTCCTCCTCCGGGCGCGGCGCCTCCCGGTGGTCCTCCTCCTCCGGGTGCCGGTGGCCCGCCGCAGATGGCGGTGGTCCCGACGCTGGGTCTCTTGCCGCCTCCGGGTGGCCCTCCGGGTGGGATGCCTCCCGGTGCCCCTCCGGGTGGTCCTGGCGGACCCCCTCCGGGTGGCCCGCCAAATCCGATGATGATGCAGGCTTTGATGCAGCGGCTGCAGCAGCAAAGGGCGGGAGGCGTGTAAATGGCCGCTAACCCGGAAGTGCTCAACTATCTGATTGCAGGGGCGAAGCGTCGCGGCATCGACCCGGCAACGGTGGTGCGCGCTTTTGGGCATGAAGGTCTGAACGTCTTCGATCCCAACCAGCCAGATCGTGGTGGTGATGAAGGGTCGAGCTTCGGGCCTTTCCAGTTGCACTACAAGGGCATCTCAAAATCGATGCCGAACGCGGGCATGGGCGACGACTTCACCG